GGGAAGATGTATACTAGCATAGATTATCGCCACGAAGTCGAAATCAAAATGAAACCTAGTGGAAAGAAATCTGTGGTAGAAAAAATTATTTGTATGGTTGAAGAATATAAGGAGTAAGAGAATATGACAGAAGCACAGACAAGCCAGCGATTAAAGGCAATGGGCAGAAGCAACGGACTTTGCCCTGTATGTGGGAAGCCCTTGATTTCGGGGCAGATGCAGTATGCACACGCAATTGGCAACACAGAAGTCAACCGCAAAAAATATGGATCCTTTTTCATAGATTCAACATATAATGGGGCTTTGGTTTGTTCGCTTTCCTGCAATGCTTCTGTTGATATTGGAAAAAGCAAAGGCAAGATTTTAGATAAGCTTGCAGATATTTTGATTAAAGAAATGAAAGATTTTAAGGGGGAATAATGATGGAATTATTAGCAACATTAAACGGGAAAAGAAGAATTACTATGAAGATAGAAAAGGAGTTTGAAAAAGACCTTGACGATTCTTGCCTTTCTATTCAGTTTATGAGAGAAGCAGAAAAGGTTATTAAAAAATTACACGATAAATATGAATCGCAGATCGTAGAATATAGAAACTTGACGGGAGAATAGAAATGAAAATTATTTTGTTTATTCTTGGTTTTACATTTTTTTCATTTTGGTTTATAATGTGTATAGCAATAGCAATTATAACGGCTTGGAAATACATAAGGGGGCAGAAATGAAAGCAATCAACAAAGCAACAAATGTTCCGTTTGAAGTGGTTGAAATAACCGAAAAGGCGGTAAAACTTAAAATGAAAAACGGGGCTTTTCTGGTAATCACAAAAGCAGAGTTCTTGAAAAATTACAGGGTGGAAAAATGAAGCATATCCAGACAATAACAATAAAATGCGATAACGAAAAGACACTTGAACTTGCAGAAATGACAGAATTGCAGGGCGGATTGAAAGAACGCACCGATATTGATTATGACAAAATAAAACTGTCAATCTGCAAGTTCGGTTTTTCTTTCCCCTTCTTTATCTGGAAGAACGGAAACAAAAACTATTTAATTGACGGACACGGCAGATTTGCAACCTTATGCAAAATGCAGAAAGACGGATATATTATCCCACCTTTACCCGTTGTCTATATTCAATGTAAAAACAAGACAGAAGCAAAACAAAAGCTTCTTCGCTTGAATTCACAATACGGCAAAATGACAAAAGAAAGCGTTCTTGAATTTGCAGAAGATATTGATTTGAACTTTGACGAAATAGCGTTGCCCGATAGCGTGATTGATTTTACAGAAGAAGAAATCCCCGCAAATCTTGATGAAGATATGCAGAGTTTAGAAAAGAAAGATTTTAAGGTTTCTTTAGTTTTCAAAGAAGAAGAACAGATAAAAGATTTTATTTCACTTTATGAGCAGGAACTAAAGGAAAAATATAATTGCTATGTATCTGTTGCGGGGGGGGCTTATGAAACTTACCCGAGCAACAAACGAAGCAATAAAATATGCTTGTGTTCATTTTCATTACGCAAAATGTGTTCCTGTCGGAGTTTTAGGCTATAATGTCTATAATGATAAAAACGAGTGGTGCGGTGTAATTCTGTATGCAAGGGGAGCAAATCCGAATATGTCAAAAGAGTTTAATCTTGCAAATGGTGAAGCATTGGAACTTGTCCGAGTAGCCTTAAACGGAAAACAGGAGCAGACTTCAAAAGCCGTTGCAATATCTTTAAGACTGATTAAAAAAGATTGCCCGTTATGTAAGCTGATTATCAGTTACGCAGATATAGACCAAGACCATTTTGGAACTATCTATCAAGCGACTAATTGGATTTATACGGGTGATAATTCAGTCGGGCAGAAGGGAAATGCTTTCTTAATCAACGGAAAGAAAATCCATTCAAAGACAGTAAAAGACAGAGTATATCGCTATTGTGAAAAATTCAGTTTAGAGAATGTCAAAAAAGTATATCATACAGAAGATGTACAAGAATATCAGACAAGGGGAAAAAGAAGATATTTATACCCGCTTAATGAAGAAACGAGAAAGCAGGTTATAGGACTACAAAAGGAATATCCGAAAGGGGTTGCAGATTTGAAAAAAAGAAAGTAAAATATAATTACTTGCCGATGTGGTGTAATGGTAGCACGGCTTTCATTCCAGAAAGAAAGTGGCGGTTCAAATCCGACCTATCGGCTTCTTCTTTTTTTCAATCCCTAACATATAGCAAGAGGTTTGCAAGAATGAATGACGAAAACTTGAAGCCTTGCACTAAAGAAAACGCAAGGGAAAGACAATTAAAATCCGCAGAAAAACGAAAAGAAAATAACGCAAAGAAAAAACTTATGTCGCAGATTTACGCAGAGTTCCTTGAAAGGGAATATTCTGTAAAAGTAGCAGAAGGGACAAAGAAAATAAGCGGTGCTGAATTAGTCAATGAAGCAATGAAAAAGATTATCGCTAGGGGCGATAGTTCAAGCGTTTCTTTACTCCGTGAAGTAAGGGAAGGAACAGAAGGAAGTAAAATCAATCTTTCTGGAAACATCAAGACAGAAATGGAAAGTGCAGAAGAACGGCTTGAACTGTTCCAAAAACTTACAGGGGCAAAAAGTGATTAAAGGCACTTATAAAAGGGCAGAACTTACAATCCCGAAAATTACGCAGGAGCAATTTTTATCTTTAAGCCCCGAAAATCAAAAAGAATATTTACGGCTTTTTCGGGAACAGGTTTCACCAAAGATGGAACAATTCAGAAAGCCCCACCCCGTAAAAATTGCTTATGGTGGCAGGGGTAGTCTTGCGAAATCAGAATCAACCGCAAGCCTTTTAATTCAGTTTGCAGAACACCCCGACTACTTCGGGGAAAATATAAAAGTTATTTGCTTGCGTAGTGTTCAAAAATCAATCAAAGATAGTTCCTATTCTTTACTGTGCAGAAAGATTGAAGAATTAGGCTATACGGATTTTGAAATTACACAAAACTACATACGCAATAAAACAAATGGATCTTATTTTACTTTTAACGGCTTGAACGATTTTACAAGTTCACAATTGAAATCTTTAGACGCATATACAATCGCATTCATAGAAGAAGCAGACGGGGTGAGCCTTGAAACTTGGGACACTCTGGAAGCGACTATAAGAAAAGAGTGGTATTATAAGGGCGAAAAGCACCAAGCGGAAATTTGGGCGGTTTACAACCCGAACACAACAAACGACCCTATAACACAAAAGTTTGTATCAAATCCGAAAGAAGATTGGCTTATAATAAAGGGTGAGCCATTGGCAGAAGATAACCCATTCTTCCCCGATAACCTTTTAGAGAAATACGAAGCTTTATTGGAACGGAATCCAGACGAAGCAAAGCACATTTATCTTGGTTATCCAAGAAACAAACAGACAAATGCCGTTTGGCTTGTTTCTGATGTTATGGAAGCGACAGACGAAAATAAGAACACAGAAGAAGCAATGGAAGGGGCAATAGAAATCGGGTGCGATATAGCCAGATTTGGAAACGACTATTCCGTAGTAACAAAAAGAAAAGGGCTTTGTGTTTTAGATATTCAGAAAGTAAAGGGCTTTGATACACAACAGGTTGCGGGGCTTATTTGGGAAGTTGCCGAAAGGGATCCGCAGACCTTAATTAAAATTGATATAGGTTACAATCAAGGGGTTTATGATTTATTAAATGAATGGGGTGCAAATGTTGTTCCCGTAAACTTCGGGGGCAAGGCAGACAATAGCGAAGTATATTGCAATTGTGCTTCTGAAATGATGTTTGAACTACCCTTAAAAAACCTTTATATTCCGAAACAGTATTTGACACAAACCCTTCTGGAAGATTTAGCCGAAAGACAGTATTTCTATAATTCAAAAGGGCAGAAACAGTTAGAGCCGAAAGACAATAGAAGCGATACAACAAAATCCTGCTTCAAGAACAGACACAACGGCAGAAGCCCAGACGAAGGCGATTCATTATGTCTTGCCTTCTATGAAAAAAGAAATGATATTTGTTATTAATAGGCTCTTTGGCGGGGACAATATCGCTTCACGCTTTGCGTTTCTTCGGAAACCTTACCCGCCTTGTAAGAGCCTTTTTTATTAAAAAAATGAAATATTTTTCAAAAAGGTGTTGACATAATTATATATTAGTAGTAAGATATAAACATAAAGAAGCATTAAGGGGGCAAATATGGAAGATGTAAGGAAAGCAATTATCAAAGAACTTGCAGATTTGTTTGAAGTTAAAATCAACAATCCTGTTGTATCATTCTGGTTTGTTGGTAAAGACGCAATGGAAGGCGGGGAAGCAAACAAGCCTTCTGATTTTGACAAATACAAGTTCATTGAAGAAAAGACCGACAAAGACGGAATTGTTTGGCAACTCTACGGAAAGAAGGAAGTTGCAGGAGCTTTTGCCAGAAGTTATTGGCATAAATAAAGGGGGCATATTATGACAGAAGCAGAAAAAATAAAAGCATACCTTGACGAAAAGGAACTGCAACGGCAGGAAGCCGAATAAGGCAAGCGGGGGCGATAAGTCCCTGTCTTAATTGGTGGAATATATGACAAAAGACGAAAGAAAAGAGTATAATGAAAGGTATAGAAAAGAAAATCATTACAGGCTAGTTCTTTATACAAGGGAATACATAAGAACACACAAGGAAGAAAGGAAAGCATATTACCAGAAGAACAAAGAAAAAATAAATGCTTATTCAAAAAAATACTATCGGGAACACAAAGACAAATGGCAAGAAATATACATTCCAAGAGCAATTGTAAAA